TGCATCGAGCGCCCAGGACCGCGATTGAGTATGCGTTCCAGCACGGCGTTTCGATTGAGGAGTGCGCGGCGGCTCTGTTTCGCACCGCCGGGGACGTTCGACGCGAATATATCGCTATCGCTGCCTATTACAAGGCGATCGATAACGACATACGGCGTGTTACTGTGCTGGCCGTGATCGGCGAGTGCCACACCGGCCGCGCGAGTGGATTTTATGACGACATCCAGCCGTCTGGCGTGTCGATCGACGGCTATCAGCAGATGTATCGAGAACGAACAGATTTGCACGAGATAGCGGCGCGGCATGAGTGCCCGCCGCATGGGTTTTCGGCTGGCAGCATGCGGGAGGCTGGCTGATGGCCAAGCGTGGCGTTCACGTTCCGCCGGTCATAAACGGCGAATATGAGCAGGTTCCTGTCGAGACGCTCAAGACGCATCCGCGTAACGTCAACCAGGGCGACATCGGAGCGATCCACGAGAGCATAACGGCAAATGGCTTCTACGGGGCCTGCGTGGCGCAGAAGTCAACGCGGCGCATCCTGGCGGGTAATCACCGCTTCATGGCCGCAGTCGAGGCCAAGCTGCCGTCAATCCCCGTCGTGTGGGTAGATATCGACGATGACGCGGCCCTCAGGATATTGCTGGCAGACAACCGGACGACGCGATTGGGAAACGACGATCCAAACGCGCTCATGGATCTGCTGGCCGAACTGGCGAAGAGCGAACGCGGGCTATTGGGCACGGCGTACAGTGCCGACGATCTGGACGCGCTGATTGAGACATTGGGCGGGAACGCGCCGGAGTCCGGCCTGATTCCCGGCGCTGACCCGGACGAGATCCCGGAGGCGGTGGAGACTCGGTGCAAGCTGGGCGACATGTGGCGCTTGGGCGACCATCGTTTACTCTGCGGCGATTGCACGGACGCGGCGAGCGTGGAACGGTTGATGGGCGGGGAAGTTCCCCAGATGGTATTTGCCGATCCGCCGTATGGTGTGAATATCGTCGCCGTGTCAGGTTTCGTCGGCGGCGGCGAACTTTATGACATCCCATTCGGAGGGGTCAAGAACAAAAAAGGCGTCGTCGTCGGCGGCTCTTCTCACATGGCCAACACCGGCAAATCCTACATGGAGACAAACGCCCAGCGCGGCTCCGACGGAGCCGCGAATGTGGTCGACGTAGGTAAATACGCTCCAATTGTGGGCGATGAAACGACAGACACGGCTATAAACTCAAGTGCGTTCGCTTTGGCCTCATTCCCTGATGCCTGTCAAATCTGGTGGGGCGGGAATTACTATGCGAACAGACTGCCCGCATCCGCCTGTTGGCTAGTCTGGGATAAAGAGAATACCGGCAATTTCGCTGACTGTGAGTTAGCGTGGACAAATCAGAGTACAGCGGCTCGCATTTTCAAGCACATGTGGAACGGGATGGTCAGCTCCGAGCACGGCCAGCGCCGAGTGCATCCAACTCAAAAGCCCGTCGCGCTTGCCGAATGGTGTTTTGACAAATACGGCAAGTCTGTCGACATCATTTTCGATCCGTTCTGCGGGTCCGGCATGAGCATCATGGCCGCCGAGAACACGGGTCGCAAAGTGTACGCCATGGAGCTATCGCCTGAGTATTGCAGCATCATTTTGACCCGCTGGGAAAAGGCGACCGGCAAGACAGCCGAGCTAATCGAGGGCGAATAACGTCGTTAAGTATTGATCGCTGGTAGATGAACCTATGCCAATGAGGTGAACCCATGCCACTATGTGGAGCTAAGTGCCGAGACGGTCATAAATGTACTCAGCACCCAATGCCGAACGGTCGTTGCCGGATGCATAATGGCGGGGCCGCGATAGGCAGCGCCGTCGCGACCTACCGGGACGGCAAATACTCAAAGTACATGCCCCAGCGGATGGCGGCTGGCTACCAGATCGCTCGTAACGATCCTGAGATTGTTTCGTCGCGTGAAGAGATTGCCCTTATTGACTGCCGCCTCGCCGAAATGCTTGGCCGCGTCGACTCCGGCGAATCTGGCGCTACCTGGCGTTCGTTACAGAAGGCGGTCGCCGAGTTCAACGACTTTGAGCGTAGGGCCATCGGATGTACCGATTCGTCAAAGCGTGCCGAATTGCTCTCAAAGCGTAATGACAGCATGGCTCAAATCCAAGCATTGACGGCAACCGGCGCAGCCGATTACGAAGCGTGGAGCGAGGTCAAGAGCCTGATTGAGCGGCGCCGGCGAACGGTTGAAACTGAGCAAAAGCGACTGGTCGCCATGGATCAAATGATAACCAATGAGCGAGCGTTAGGCATGATTGACCGGATATCTCAGATAATTCAAGCTCATGTTCGCGACCCAATCGTACTCAAATCCGTCGCTGTTGAAATCAAGGCGCTCATTACAAGAGACAATGCTAATGCGCCTGGCGGATGCGCTTGACCCGCCAGACGTTGCCGCCGGGCCGCGCAAGCTAACATTCGTCGAGTTTGTAACACTTGTTCGGCCTACGTTTCGGTGGTATCGCCATTGCGTGATCCTGGCCGACGTGCTCCAGCGGATGGCCGACGGCAAGATCAAGCGGCTCATGGTGTTTATGCCGCCGCGCCACGGCAAGAGCGAGCTGGTTTCGAGGCTGTTTAGCGCATATTTTTTGTACCTGTACCCTGAGCGGTGGGTTGCGCTGTGCTGCTATGGCGCCGACCTCGTAAACATGCTGAGCAGGGCGGCGCGAACGAATTACCGCGCGTCCGGGGCGCCTGTTGCGCAGGATAGCGCGTCCGTGCAGCTCTGGGAAACCGGGCGCGGCGGCGGACTCTGGGCGGCTGGTGTTGGCGGTTCACTGACGGGCAAAGGGTTTCAGCTTGGTATCCTGGACGATCCGCTCAAAGGGAATGAGGCCGCATCTAGCGAGACGATCCGCGAAGGCCAAAAAGAGTGGTATCGATCCGACTTTTATACTCGCGAGGAACCGTGGAGCGAAACCGATTCGACAGCCGCGATAGTTATGGTTTTGACGCGCTGGCATGAGGATGACCTGGCCGGATGGCAACTTGCAGAAGAGGCAAACGAGGATAGCGACGACGAGCACGAGCACTGGCACATCGTCAACCTCGAAGCGATCATGGACGCGGAGCCGCAGAAGTTCCCGGCGACCTGCACGGTAGAGCCTGACTGGAGACAACCTGGCGAGCCGCTTTGTCCAGAGCGCCGGCCACTTTCGAAGCTCAATGCGATCAAGGCGAGGATTGGGGCTTATTTCTTCGGGGCGCTATTTCAGCAGCGACCTGCCTCAAAAGAAGGCGCCTTCTTTCACGTCTCGCAGATTGAGATTGCCGACAACCCGCCGCGTCATTTGCTCGAATGCAGGGCTTGGGATATCGCAGCCACGAAGGACGGCGGCGACTGGACTGTGGGCGCAAAGGTTGGGATGGCAGCCGACGGCGTGATCTGGATTACCGATATGGTTCGCGGCCAGTGGGATACCGACGAAGTTGACCGGCAAATCAGATTGACGGCAGGGCTTGACGGGCACGGAGTTTCGATCCATGGCCCGCAGGACCCTGGCGCGGCTGGCAAGAAGGCCGGCCTGGGCTTCATTCGATTGCTCTTAGGCTTCAATGTCAACGTCGAGCCAGTATCTGGACACAAACAAACCAGGGCTCGCGGCCTGTCCGCGCAGGTCAACGCAGGCAACGTCAAAATGGTCAAGGGCAATTGGAATAAGGCCGTGATCGAAGAAATGCGGACTTTTCCGGTCGGTAAAAATGATGATATCATTGACGCGGCCAGTGACGCCACAAACGAGATAGCCGAGCAGGTTCCTGCACCACTAGCCGTCGCGGGGGCCGAACGGAGCATTCCTACGCAAGGTATTCGGGACGGTGTTAGCGCTCCTGCACAGCAGCCCGTAGCCGGGCGCCGCGTAGTAGTTAATCCAGGCCTTGCGAAGGTCCAGTCATATCGCCCGAGATAACCATGGCAACCGACGAACTGCGCAAAACAAAAACACCGTCTGAGATCGATACCGCAGGCGGTAAAGGCATCGTCTCTGTCAAGGGCGAAGGCCTGCTCTCAAACCAGATCGAGAGCGACCCTCGCAAGGAATACATTGCGGCGCCTGGTGCACTCTGGTACGGCCCGTATGTTCGCACGCTGCCACAATGGACTGACGATATCGGCCGTGACTTCGGCAACGATATCCACGATCGGATGCTGCTCGACCCGCAGGTGTTCAAGTGCCTCAACGACCTCCGGGTAGGTATCCTCGAAAACGGCTACCAGATCCAGCCTGTTGAGGATGCCAAAGACGCGACGAAACGGTCACCGCGCGTTGGTAAGGCGGCGAGGCAGTCGAGCCCCAGGGCCACCGAGATCGCCGACTTCTGCCGGCGCGTGCTCGACAACCTTGACCGGCCGTTCGACGACGTCTTGTTCGAGATGCTCAACGCCATGGCGTTCGGCAACAAGATGGCTGAGCTCGTGTACGACATCAAAGATTCCGGCTCACTCAAGGGCAAGCTCGTATTACGCGATATCAGGCCCAAAGACCGGAACGAGGTCGCATTCGTTGTCGATTCTTTCAATAACATCCTTGGCGTAATGGGATTCATTCCTGGCGTTGCATGGCCGGTTATGCCGCTATCGATCATGACGAACCCGGAGAAGATGCCAAACATCCTCCCGCGTGAGAAATTCGCGATCCTCAGTCATCGTATGCAGAACGGCGATCCGCGCGGCTCGTCGATCCTGAGGCCGGCCTATAACGGTTGGTGGCTCAAGATGCAGACCTGGGGCGAGATCCTCAAGTGGGCGGTTCAGTCCGCTGGGTCATCGCTTGTTGGCGTCCTGCCTGAAAAGGCCATACCCGTTCAGCTATTCGACGCGCAGGGTAATCCGATGGGTGACCCGATCGAGCCGGCCGACGCCATGATGATGGCCCTTCAAGCTGTTCAGAACGGCTCTGTCAGTGTGTTCCCGTACGGCTCCGTGGTTCTGCCGCTTCCCGTAAACCATGAGAGCGGTAAGGCGTTCGTGGAGCTCATACGATGCTACAACGGCGAGATTGCCAACGCCATACTCGGCCAGACGCTAGCGACTGAGGAAGGCGAGCATATGGCCCGCGCGGCCAGCGATAACCACGCCGACGTGATGAGCCAAATAAAACTTTCAGAGCGCACAATGCTTTGCGCGTTTATCCGGCGCGAGATCTTGCGGCCGCTGGTCAAATACAACTATCCGGACGCAGAAGAGCTCGTGCCATCAGTCACCATGGGCGCGACCGACGCCGACGATTTTGCAGATGACCTGACGGCGTTGACTACGGCCGGCTACACGGTCGACGAGTCCCAGTTCGAAGCGCTAGACGACCTGATAGGAATGCCAAAGCGCGCCGACGACTGGCAAGAGCGCAAGGCGCAGGCTGATGCTGAGAAGCTCAAAGCCAAGATCACTGGAGCTCAATCGAAGGGTAGCGAGGCCGCCAAGTTTGCTGACGATGCCGTGATTGAGGAAAGCAAATCCCGACGAATTTGGTCGTTCTGGCGAAAGGAGCCGACTGATGTCAAAGCAGTCTAGCGGCGACCACACGCGGCGCCTGCGTGAGCTGATCGCCCTGCTTCTTCTGCTCTGTGGCGACGATACGCAGGATCTGATCGCGAGCTCGATTACGGCTGCGACGTGGGCAAGACGCATTCAGGACAGCCTGGAAGGCGCTCACGCGTCAGCTGCTGCCCTGGGCCGCTCCGCGGCGTTTGGAGCGTCACAACCGGTAACCGAGGCTGACAAGATTCTCGGGAAAGCGATCGCCGCTCAGGACTCGCTCTTTCTGCACGGGTTTCGTGAGGACATCGAGAGCGGACGCTATACAGACGACGCCGGCGAGCTGCGCGAGAAGGCGATCGCGGCCAGGCTGCACCTGTATGGCAACAAACTGCGCGCCACCGCCAACCAGGCATTTGCCGAGGCCTCGGATCCGGGAACACTGTATCTGTGGCTGCTCGATGATGACGCGCACCATTGCTCAGGCAATCACGGCGTGAACTGCCCGGATATCGCCAAGGGCTCACCTTATACGGTGTCATCTATGCCCACGTGGCCGGGCGACGGCGCCACGCCCTGCGGAACAAATTGTCGATGCTCAGTTCGGCGCTTGACAGACGATTACGCGCCGTTCGAAGAGGTGTAAAATGGAAAACCAGCAGGAGGGTCATTGGGTAACGATCGACGGCACTCATGTCCTGATCAAGCCGGGCGAAACGATAGGGCAAGCATTCAAGCGCACGACTGGCAAGAAACTCAGTTCAAAGGGCGATAGCGACAAGGCCGCTGCTAAACGCGGCTTCGACCCCGATAAGGCCGCGCCGTCCACCGCAGATGACAGGCAAAAGGCAAAAGATCGTGGCGCGATTGTTCCTCCGACGTCCTGGGATCTTTGGGTAAATCCCGACCCGAACGGTAAGATCGTCGCGAAGTGGAAAGACGCGAAAGGCCGCACCCAAGCCGCGTATTCTGCCGAGGCAGTCGCAAACCGGGACGCCCATAAGTTCGAGGGATTGCACGCGTTCAAGTCCGCTCTGCCCAAGATACGAGAGTCAGTTGAGTCCGATCTTGATAAATCTGACGCCCAAAAAGAGCGGGTAGCTGCCGCTGTCGTCAAACTGATCGACGCTACGACAATGCGCGTAGGAAGCGAAAAGTACGCCAAGGAAAACGGCACCTATGGCGCATCATCCCTGCGAAAAGATCACGTTAAAGTAGAAGGCGACACCGTAACTATGTCGTTTGTCGGTAAGCATAATCAGAACTGGGAGCGCTCCGTCAAAGATTCCAAACTCGCCTCCGCGGTGAGTCACCTGATGTCTCTTCCCGGCGACCGGGTTTTCCAGTTTCACAGTGCGGATGGATCACTCAGGCCGCTAACAGAACAAGCGGTCGGAGAATATCTTAAGCCGTTCGGAGCAACGCCAAAACAATTTCGCACTTACCATGCGTCTGAGCTGGCGTTTCACTTCTTACGCGAATTAGGCGTTCCTAAGAGCGAAGCCGATGCCAAGAAAAATATCGCAATTGCCGTGAAAAAGACGTCGGAGATTCTTGGCAATACCCCGGCGGTCGCCAGATCGTCCTATATCGCACCAGCAATACTCGACAGCTACGCGCGTTCAGTTGGCGCGGCGACATTCAGCGAGGATGAAGAAATGTCCCAATCGGACTTCGACGAATACCTTGACGAGTTGCTCGAAGACTATGCAGACGGCAAAGTGATGGACAAAGATCCGTTTCTGGATGACGACGCTATGTTCAGCGCTGGGGCGCTCGACTCGCAGGCCACGTTCAGCGCGGACGGCCAGACGGTCTACCGTGAAGGTGTGATCTTCGAATGTGGCAACTACCCGGACAAGGAGTTCAGCCTCACCACCGACGAGGCCGACGCTTACGTCGCGGCCTATCAGCCGGTCGAGTTCCATGTTGAGCACGACGTGCCACTGCCTGACAAGCCGCTCCTCGAGAGCATCAAGCGCGTAGGCAATCAGATCATTGGCCGAGCCAAGCTACCCGTATGGCTTGACAAGCTCGTGCCTACAAAAGGCGTTTCGTGCTCGTGGAACCGCAGCACGAAGCAGCTTCGCGAGATATCTTTCACTTCCCGGCCGCGCATCGCGAACGCGGCGCTCTTTTCAGGCAACCAACCGGCCGTCGATCCGGCCATTCCCAACAAGGAGAAACCTATGGCAAAGCCCATAAAAGAATGGTTCGAGGGACTTCGCAAGATGTTCACCGAGGACGTTCCTGCAGAGTTCTCCGAGGGGACGTCGCGGTCAACAGCGACGGACTCCGAGGAGACAAAGCGACTGCGAGAGCAGCTTGAGGCCGAACGGCGCACTCGCATCAACAGCGAGGCCGCATCGTTCGCCGATACCGCAATCAACACGAGCAAGGCCACTCCGGCCGAGCGGCAATACCTCGTGAACGCCTACGTAGGCGCCGCGATGACCGACGCGGCCAATCCCGCGACATTCGCGAACGGCCAGAGCGCGGTGGCGAGCCTCAAGGCGATCGTCGAGGCGCGGCCTGTTCACGCTCTGACACTCACCGCCGCCGAGCTAGAGCAGGCGATCAAGGACGGAAAGGTTACCGTCAAGCCCGACGACAAGGGCGCGAACTTCACTCGCGGCGACGAAAAGAAGATCGACCAGTTCGCGCTAGATCCCGCGACAGTCGCAGAAATGCGCAAGCATGCCGACATTGCAAAGGAGGCCAAATAAGCCATGTCCACTCAACCGTCGGTCACATATTCTCAGAAAAAGCTGATGCCGATGTACGATGCCGAGCTCGCCCGCGAGCGCAGCGTCAACATCAAGGCGTCTCAGACGATCGCGGCGGGCACCATCCTCGGTGAGTCGCTCGGTACCAATGCGGTCCAGACAATCACCATCACTGCAGCGACGGGCGGAACGTTTACCTTGACTTTCGGTGGTCAGACCACGACGGCCCTGTCATACGCAGCTACGGCCGCGCAGGTCCAAGCAGCCCTGCAAGCCCTGTCGAGCATCGGTGCGGGCAACGTAACGGTGTCGGGCAGCGCAGGCGGACCGTACACGGTGACCTTTGTCGAGGCTCTCGGCAACGCTCCTGTGGGCGCGATAACCTACACTGACTCCACAACGGGTGCCGGTCACGGAATCGGCGTCGCTCAGACGACTGTTGGCGTTACGGTCACGCCCGGCACGTTCGCGGCCTATGACAGCGGCAATTCGGACGGCACGCAGATCCCGAAGCTCCTCGCTGTCTATGACATGACGAGCGACGCGAACGGCTACATCTACCTGGGCACCGCGTCCGGTCCGCTTCCTCCGCTTGCAGGTGGTAGCGTGGGACTCAGCGCTCCGGCGTATGTCTGCGGTGTGTTCGCAACTGCTGACCTGGTGGGGCTCGACTCCAACGCAGTGACCTTGCTCAATGCGAGATTTGAGACGGGCACGCTGGCCGACGGCGGAATCGTTCGTATCCCCTAACGCCCAAACAGCGTAAAAGCCCCTGAGCCACACGCCCAGGGGCTTTCGAGTTTCTAAAGGAGACTACACAAGTGCCTATTACAAACGAGGGGCTGACGTATCCAACATCGGCCGAAATGGAACAGGTCGCACAAGATCTGCTTCCACGGCTGCAAGCCGATCGCCCCATATTTCAAATCATGCCCATTCGCACCGTTGACGCTTTCGAGCTGATCTGGGAACAGGAGGCGAACTTCACCGGCCTGCAGGGCTGGAGAGGTATGAACGGCGCGCCTGGTCGCGTTGCTCAGGTCGCCTTGAACCAGTACAAGGTGGATCCCGGCATCTACGGTGAGTACATGCTCATCGACGAAATGATGTTGACCCGCCGCCGCGCTTACGGTACGCCGATGACCCCGGTGCCGATTGTCGACCTGGTGACCGACAACCTGACCAAGCTGCTTCAGCGACGCCTCGATCGCATCGAGACGATCGGCTGGAACATCCTGCAAGGCTCGTATTCGGTTCTCAATGGCAGCGGTGCGGTGATGATCACTGACACTTACCCGGTCCAGACCTACTCCGCTGGAACGGCATGGGCAAGCCGATCGAGCGCAGTACCGACATCGGACTTCTCGGCGGTCAAGCTGCTGCATCGAGGTCACAGCACAAGCTTCGGCGCGACGGCCACGGGCTATGCCAACCAGACGACGATCAATAACCTGCTCCTTAACGAGAATGCGAGTGACCCTCTCGGTCGCCGAATTCCCGGCCTAATGAGCAACAACATGGGCGATACCAACAAGATCCTCCAGGGTGCTGATCTGCCGCAGATCGTTGCCTATGACGAAGGTTATTTCGATGACACGGGCACGTTCCAGCTCTACATTCCAAACGGCATCGTGATCCTCGTGGGTAAGCGCCCAGCCGGCCAGCGTGTTGCTGAATTCCGCATGGTTCGCAATGCGGTCAATCCGAATGCAGCTCCTGGAGCCTACACACGCGTCGAGCTCAAGCCCGAAATACCGCCGCAGGTGCAGGTACACGACGGATTCAACGGGGGCCCAGTCCTATTCTACGCCTCGTCTATCGTTGTGATGTCAGTCTAAGGACGCATCGCTCAGAGGAGGCCACGAGCGGAATGCCCATGGCCTCCCCCCCCTTAAGGAATCAAACAATTGGCAAACCTACACAAAGTAGTCAAGGGAACAGTCGGCGCGTGGCCTGTATCGCTGAAAGAAGGCGACGTATTCGACGCTGACGATCCCAAGTTCCGTAGCTTCGAGATCGAGCGACTCAAGAACCTGGGCGTCATCGCGCTCATTCAGCCTGAGCCTGAAGAGGCGCTTGCGCTGGCCGAGCTCGGCGATCGAGAACTCACGGCCCTAGCCTCTCGCTTGGGCGTTACCGACGTCGCTAAGAAAAAGCGCAGGGATCTCGTACGCGAGGTTCTCGACGCGCAGGCCAAGCTGCCCAAGGCAGCGCCGGCGCCTGAGCAAGAGCAGGAACCTGCAGGCGAAGGCAGCGGAGAGCAGGGCTAAACCATGGGCGCCATAGGCATAACCAAAACCGAGAGCGTGGCCAAGATCCAGGCTGACCTTGGCGTGAGCGAGTCAGTGTTCAGCGACGTCTACAACGAGGTCGGGAACATCTGGGATTCGTTTGCTGACAAGACAGCGATCTATCCACGCCTCCAATATGCCTATGCGCGCCGTGATTCCGCCGACATGCTGCTCGGTGAGCTCCGGGCCAACGTCGACGCAACGCGCCTGGGGTCTGAGGTCAAGCTCAACGAGCTGTTCACCAATGCGGTGAAGATTCGCAAGCTGGATGACGACTGGATCACTGACATCGAGCAGAAGGCCTCAGCCGTTATGAAACCGGCCACAGGTTTGATCAATAAAAGATCTGCACGGCGAGTACAGCCGTTCTGCCCCAATCCGTCTGATCCTGGATACCGAGGCGATCCTCAGCGTAACACGTGGCCACCGGAGACCTTCGGCTAATGTCAGTGGGATCCAATTACGATTCAGCATTGCAGGCTGTCGACGCGTTCTTCGGCCAGACCTTCAGTTGGGTCGGAGGCGTCAGCAACGTGCCGTGTACGCGTGAACAGGTGCCGCGCTCCGAGGTTGAGGACCTGATCGCCGACTATGGCCAGGGCAATGCCGCAAACGCCGACATATGGCAGGTAGGCTGCTCGAGCGCCTCGTTTAACGCGGGCGCCGGCCCATTTCCGCGAGAAGGCGATTCGTTCACATGGGACGATGGCGGCATAAGCGCGCTCCAGATTTGGAAAGTTGTCGACGCCGGCGCTGCGCCCGTGGCCGGCGTGATAGGCCCACTCCAATATCTCGTGTACCGCAAGGCCGCTCCGGACTCGGCGAATGCCATCGGTACCGGCGGCATAAGGCCGTACGACGATTTACCTGCCGCGGGGTCGTAACCTCGCATGAAAGGCTTGTACAATGCCAGACCAAAATACAGACTGCTTTAATTGCGGCTACTCAAACGTCGCAATCGGCGCGAAGTGCCCGCGCTGCGATTACGTTAACAAGGCTCGGACAAGCACAGCGTACGTCAAGCCGAATGTCCAACC